GACGTAACTGAATTGATTGTACGTAATGAAGGGCGTGAATACATCATGCAGCACATAGCTAATTTCAGCCCTGCGTACGGGATAAAAGTGAATGTGATAAGTGGTAACACGTCGTTACCTTATTACATTGACCTACTGGATAGGCCGCTTTTTGCCGAATCCGAATGTAGGGTAAAGATCAAGCGATATAAAGGACGGGATCATTTCTTTGATATTGCTGATGCCACCTCGTTTTCACGTTTGGCCGACAATGGCGTTAATTTTCCGGTCGTTAAAATACCTTATGAAATACACGATCCAAATGCGGGAATCTATGTGCTGAATTTATCCATTATGTTATTTAATGTTAGCGTTGAAATTGTAAGGCAGGTTAAAGCGTTGGCAGAAGTAAGCGCAGCATTTGTCGCAGCATTGGATATAAGCCCGTCACACGCTATTGCAGCGGGTATTATATTGGCGGCTCAAATCGCATTCACAGCGGCTTTGATACTTGCATTCCTATTACTTGCAAACAAGCTAATTGAATTGCTATTTCCAAGGCTTAGATATTTCAACGGGATCAGATTTAAAGACCTGATCTCAACAGCTTGTAGCGCTATCGGATTTACATTTGAATCAGATACATTGGATGCGCTGCCGGGATTGGTTTTTTTAGGCACACCTGTTCAAAAGGAAGCTAAAAGCATATTTCAGAACCTTCAAAATGAGTTGAAAGGCCAATTTTACACCAAGGGTTATCCGACAGATTACGATGGCAACATGGCCTTTTTAGGGGTGTTTTTACGGGCGTTTGAAATGATGATCAACGGGAAAACAACGGTAATTGACGGGGTTGTGAGAACAGAAAGGCGGGATTACTTCGATAACGTGTCAGGCGTAACGGTAACGCCTGGGCTTGCCAATCAATCTACCCGTGAAGACGAATACACTTATAACACTGAGAAGCTTAATAAGAGGCAGTATATCCAATATCAAACGGATGAATCTGACATTAATACCTTGGACAATAACAACCCGAACGATACCGAGGTAGGTACTAAGCTGAATTTCGCATCCGATCCAAGTCTTGACCTATCAAAAGGACTGCAAAAGATTGAAGTACCGTTCGCATTGGGCACACGCAAAGAGCAACTAACGGAAATTCAAAGAAACGCCTTATTAGTACTAGAGGCTATTGACGCTGGATTTTTAACGAATGTTTCGCAAGGGCTTCAAAATCATATTGGCGCACTACAAATTAGCCAACAATTCTTTGCAAAACCAAAGGTTTTATATTGCGAAACCAACACATACAAACAGACGGATAACTACCTGAGTAAGATTTCCGCAACCGCATTAAGAGTCAATTATTATTCAATCGAAAACATTTTAAATCAGGCCGCGAAAGTTCGTGAAAACGTGCCTATTCCTATGACGCTGGCTGAATACGAGCAAACAGTTCAGACAAGACATTTAACTATTGACGGCAAAAATTGCCCGGTTCTGTCAATGATTTATCAGGAAGACGATAGCCTTGCGATTGTGAATTACAATGAGCCATTTGATTGGACATTCGGCAAAATTGATACCTTTGTTATAAATTAAACATTGTGTGAAATCATGAAAATGCCTGATTTAAGTAATATGATGTCTGAAATAGATAAAGCATCTGCAACGCTAAATCATGGATTAAACAAAATGATCCAAGACAACCCCGAAGAGACAGAAAGCGTTCAACGCCTAATGAAGATGGCGAACGAACCAATGAATGAATTGAAAAAAAACATACAAGAATATGCCAATTTTAATCAAGCCCGGAACACTGGTATGTAATGATGTTTACGGTAATGCGGTAACAGATATTCCGACGGGCAACGCGGGTAGCATTGTCCGTTTGTCGTTTGATATAGAAGAGGATATATCCATTGCTTCGAGCGATTTAAAACCCGTTTTCTTTGATAAAAACAGTTTGACTTTTCAGTTTTTCGACTACGAATCATTGAATGGATTCGCTTTAAACGGAAATATTTTTATCGAAGTAACGCTATCAGGCGGCACTACAGACACGCAAACAACAACGATTACCGCGATAAATTACAACCTGTTCACTGTAAAAGTAGCATCTATCGCCACGTTGTCACCTTCATTTATTAAGACATATTACAGCGGATCAGACAGGGTGTTAATAAGGCAAACAGACTTGAGGGCTGAACTTATTTTAAACGTGAATTTCACGGATATAAATCTTTCAAATCTTTACGATTACAACGCCTCAAAAACACAAGGACAATTCACAGCAGCTACCGGAGCATATAGAGCCTCAACCATTGACGGATCATTTACCCGATTCGGAGGCGACGCAACAGGTGTGGGGGTTGGTGGATCAATTACATTGACACAGATCGGAAAGAAAAGCGGAATGTTTGATTTCTTTAACGTTTTAATGAGCCGAAACGCTGATTTCAATAATACCCGTCAATATTCAATTGTAATTGAAACGATTAACCCCACTTGCTTCCATAATGATGAGCGTCCTTTGAATTTCTACTTTGATGTTGAATGGTACAGCAAGCAAGGAGTAACACTTAATCCAACCGTTTATCAATGGAATTTTAACCCGTCTTATAGTGGTTGGTTTGGTCAAGCGTTCTTAAATCAACAGCCTGATAGCGAGGTTATACAAGGCATATCGGAAGGGTCGATCTATTACGATAGCACAACAAATCATGTCGTTCAAATACAAAGCACAAGCAGCGAATTAGCATTAGGGTCTGTTTACACATCGAACGATCAAACGTATTTTTATCAAAACTATTTTTCTCAGGCAGTTCACGGAATACTAAACCTTGCTTGGGAAATTGGCGGGGTAATTATTCCCAACACATACACAAGCATTCAGAATAATAACGGGGCGGGTTATGACATTATTATCAATTCAGTTGTTTACGCGTTAGGCGTTTACACCGTTGATTTCGATTTTGTTCCCAATCCTGACTTTGAAATATTCATGGCCGGACGTGCTGATGATGATCGTTACTTTAAAATTTGGTCACAGTCAGGAAATGTAAATCAATTGTTATTTTCCGGCCAACTCGAAAAAACGCCAAACGCAACCGTTTCACTCGACACGGTACAAGCTATTCCTGAATGGGCTAATTGGATAGCTGACGATCCTACGTTGATTCAGGATGGCACAAATGCAGGTCAAGGCGGGTTCTTTTCATCACAAGATAATGCACTACTGAAAGCGGAGTTGTTGTTACTTAAAAACAGACGTTACAATCAGATCACATTTGAAGTTGTGGCGGCTGAAATTGTCGATAATTCGAACTATTTCGTATTGGAAAATAGAACGATCAGCCTAACTGATCAGCCATATATTGACAGTTCCGGAATAACTCAAATCAACGTTAGCCAGCCTAAGAACGACGGATTACCCACCACAAGCGGGATGAATGACATTCGTGTTACGAGATTAGGGGCTAATCCTGATCAGGTTAACCAATTTGGTGTCGATCTGTATTATCCGGTTCAATTCAATTGGCGGCAATGGCTAACTGAACCCAATGCACCGAACCTGTTTTATCCTAACCAAAAAAAGAACTGGCTGAATTATTTTTCAAATGGTTACGGTATTTATCTCAGAACATTCTTAGAGGCAGAAACGGTCAACTACGAATATTTCTTTAAAATTGGCGATCTTTACGATTTCAACGAGGTGCGTGCCGGATTAGACCAGTGGCAAGGATCGGCAGCAATTGAATATTACATTGAATCAACAGGGCAGCAGGTAACTGGCTTGATAAAAGGTGAGATAATGCGTGTTAAAGTGGTGGTTACTGCGGGACCAGCAATTGTGTACGCTCCGGGCTTTTATTGGGGTCAAATGGCAATTGAACCATATCAATCAAGCCCTTTATTTATGCTATCAACCAATTACGATCACGATAACAACCCGTCAAGCCCGATATATCCAGTTACAGGTGAAACGCGGCTGTATTCAACGGTTGACACGCCTTCCCAAATCACCTATGAATCACTGATTGACTGCACTAAGTTGCAATCAGGATCGCAAACAATCTACCTTAAACATTTCATTAATAACGTTATTGTCGTTGAGCAAGTGCGTTTAAGTTTTCAAACAACCGTTCTGCCTTATCCGCAATTCGGATTCACGATTGATGAGGATAAATGCTGTGATATTATGAAGGTTTTTGCAGACTTAACCTCTGATGACACCGATAAGAACAACATAACGACGGCATGGTGGCCACTTATTGGTGGCGATACTATTCAATTTGAATTATACAAATCAAATTGCCAATTAGCCGCATATCAGCCAACAAACATTACCTTTCCTGAACAAAGCACGGCTGTTTATGCCTCGATTCCGTGGGTACAAGTGCTTTCGGGTGACGGGGCAGGAGTTTACACGCTTGTCGCTAAATATACCCCGCCATTCGGTGCTGATCCAATTGAAACGATTTGGGGCAAATATAACCTAACTCATTATTCAGATTCGGCAGCATTCGGATTAGTGCGTTTGCGGTCAACGTTCAATAACAACCAATTTATTGAAGGGATCAATTTCCGTAATTCAGCAGTAATTGACTGCTTGAATGTACCGGGGTTTTTCGGTAAACGCGATCCGAAAACAGAGGTTATCAACACGACGTTGAACACCCGAATTGTTGCCCCGACAAAGCGAGAAAACGTGAATGAATACGAATTGAAAACCGATCCCGTACAATTGTGGTTTACAAAGCGTTTGATTGATCTGTTTGGACTGAGCGAAACAGATACCTATGTTAGCTGCATCAATAAGCAGCATGAGCAGTACAGGAATCAAAGGGTGGCTCATTTGAGGACGGAAAAACCGGATTACCACACAGGAGGATCATTGGCATCTTGCGTGCTGATATACGGAGATAAAGAAACAAACCAACGAACTATCTATTAATTATGAGTGCTTTTGGCGAGATAATTACATTTATCGTTGACGAAATTCCTGATGTTGGCAATGAATTTACCAAGTACCAATTGAGGTCAACCGGAGAACTTTACAAATGGAATGGCACGGCTTATATTGTTGAATCAACAGGCGCTCCAGTTGTCACATCGGGATTCCTTCAAGCGAGTAATAATCTATCCGATGTAACAAGCACAGGCACAGCGCGAAGCAATTTAGGATTAGGTACATTAGCAACTCAAAACGGTACTTTCTCAGGTAGTAGTTCAGGAACGAATACAGGCGATGAAACACTAGCAAGCCTTCAAGCGATAATTAACGCGAATGCGAGGCCTCGCATATTGATATACATGGCTTCTGTTATTGGTGATCAGCCGTCGTCAGGAAGTTGGAGTTTACCGCAAGTTAATGGATTTACGATTTACAGATGGACAACCGGATCAGGAGGATCGTCTAAAACAGCCACGGCACGATGGAATTCAACACTTGGCTCTGATTTTGGATCGTGGCCGACAGGAGCTGTTTCAATTGAAACGAGAAGGTCAGCCACAGCAACTACATTTGTTCTGCAGTTTTTGGACAATACAGGGGCTCAAATAGGATCAAATATTAGCGTTAATCCGACAGCTCTAAACACCTTTGAAACATTTGTTGTTGATGTGCCGGCAAATGCTTATTGGGGTGTGAATAAAAAATTTACAATGAGGCTATCAATCACAACAACAGCGGCATCGGCAACTTTTGATGTTTACCTGAATAACGTCGAATATAAACCAAACGTAATTTAAAATGCAAGTACAGTTTTCAGATGAAAGAACAGCTTTGTTTCAAGGCAAAGTAAACGCAAGGTCAATGAAGATAATGCAATCTACTCAATTGTTGATTGATTATTTCATCTCAGTCGGATATACTGATTTTGAAAGCCGATCTAACATAGGAATGCTGAGTATTGAAATTAAAGACTTGTTGGTTCTTTATATTCTCGGCCTTACTGAGCCGTTAAAATCCAAAATACAAGCCTCTGAACTACCCTTTATGGATCAAACAGCAAAGGACTACTGCGTGGATTTGCTTAGTGAGTGATGTTCGTTTTTTTAATAATTATTATCCTGAAATCCCGTGAACTTCGCATATATCGAAGTTGTAGGTAATAAGCCTATTCAGGGTTCAGCTCATTAAACAACTTATTGATGTTTATCTCAGTTACTTCTTCTAATCCAGTAAGGCTGCGAATTACCTTGTAATGATAGCTTCTGTAATCACTACTATCCGAGAAGTAAATCGCACTTACACTTGCATTCAAGGCAGCCTTTGCATCAGGCTTACAACCTACAACACTATATAAATGCAATAGCTGGCTTTCTGCTTCACTCTTGCTTATTTCGTGTTTCAGGAGGTTTTCAAGTATTTCTAATATTCGTTCGTTCATATCGCTACTGCATTTATATTCAACGTTAGCGGTAATGCCTATGCCACCTTCGTAAGTTTGTTCACCTTCATAACGTGTCGCTGAATATTCTTGTATAGTTTATCATAGGCTTTCTTCGCCACATTATCCGCAATTAAAGAAGCAAATTTCAGTCGTGTAATAGCATCTAATTGTTTTTCAAAGTGCATTACATCTTCTACCTTATACTTAAACCCTTGCTTCTTTAATTGCTTTGCTATTGGGTCTGCCAATGCTCCGAAGTGTATTCCGAGAGTGGCACTACGCCTAACACGAGGGTTTGATGAAATTTTATTTTGCCGTTCAGTTTCCATATTGAGATTTGTTTTTAATAATTTAGTTCAGTTCTTTGAATGAGCATTTGTGAGAGCAAAATAAAACTATCACAAACCCCGAATCCGTTAGCGGTCAGGCTAATCGACAACGTAATCCATAATTTGACCAGTTGACTTTTGACCTTCCAATAATTCTGCATTTGTAGGTGTGACAATTACTGTTACGTGTGGGTGATGATTTTCACACAGGTATTTAATTACAGGTCTTACAACATCCTCAAATTCTGTTACAGGTGTGATTTTTCTTTTTTGTGAAAAACCTTCCATTAGTCTAAAAATGTTTTGGTAAAAAGGTTGCTTGTAATCAGGTTCGTCATTTGAAGTAATATCTTCCGTTAAACCTGCTTTTCTCATTTCTTCGTAATACTCTTTTGCGTTCATTTTCTTGTTATTAAACTTTGGACTTCTAAAAGCGGAGAAGCCCGAACCGCTAACACTTGCTTTGCAAAATGGCGGGTGAAGTGCTAATTTAAACCCTTGTGCCTTGAATAAAATTTAGTGCTTTAATGAACATTTGTGCCTTGAAAACCGTCACTTCGCAAAGCAGATGCCGTTATCGGCAAGGCTTAGTTTCTGTTCGTCCATGCTATTAAATTTTTATCGTTAATTACACCCCAAATATACCCACTTCCACTGATCCAAACCACCAAATTATGACATACGGTTTCAAAAACGGACAAGCGGCAAATCAAAATTATCTTATATTTGTTGAAAAAACAACAATGACAATAGAAGCTAAAGACAAGCTGATTAACGAGGTAATCAAAGGGGGGCTGGCTATTATTGTCTTGTGCGCTGTTGTTTTCTTCCAAAGGAACGACAATGCTATTGTTGTCGCAAAACAAGATAAGAAGATAGAGCAGCTCGAGATAATGGTACAGAGCACCCTGATCGAGTTAGTTAAGAATCAATCAGCCGTGATCCAACGAAACACAGACCATATTGAGAGGTTTGAGCGCATTTTAGCAAAAAACAAATACCCCGACTGATTAGGCCGGGGTTTGATGGGTTAATCGGAATCCTTAAACAGAGATTGTATCGTATATACCTTTTTGTAATCTTTGGCAAACAATCCTTTGTATGTGTGAAAGTTATCTTTTTCAGGCAATAAATCATTTGCACATCTGTATTGGACGCCAAACAAAGACCCATTACTTATTTCAAAGCAAAAACCTTCAACAAAGTCATCCGAAGAATAAAGACCATCTTCATTAAATATCTCTTCAAACTTCATCCGCTTCCTTAATTACTTCGTCACACATGGAAACCATGTCCTCAAATTCTGAATCCGCTTCACAGTCGGGATGAACATTGACTGAATTCCTAATTGATTTTAGCGCGCCCAAAACACCTTCATACTTTTGTTTTGATATACTTATGAATTCTTCATCCGCTCCATCAATTACTTCCTTAACCGGATAAACATCCACGATAGGCGATAACTCCACCTTTGGAACATCGAAGTCAGCCAACAGGTCTTTAAGGTTTTCTTTCAAACGCGCGGTCGCTTCCTCAACTGTGTGCGCTCCGACAAGAAAATACTGCACAATTTTCTTCCTTTCAGAATCACCATCATGTGCGCTATAAACCACCTTGCATTTGAACCATTCATCCGAATCGTCATAAGGAAATATGTCGTGGTATTCCTTTGGCGCGATATTCGTCACCCGAAATTCGCCACGGATAACCGATCCTAATTCCTCATAGATGCGCGCCTCGGCATCCGTGAAAGTCATGGCGGCAAGCAAATAAGGTTCTGAAACCCGTTTGAATGCGCCATTGTCTAATTGTTTGGTGTATTTCACCTTAACTTCAAACCAATTGTTCATGTTATGTTTGTTTTAATTGTTTAAAATTCAATCGAGTAAGTATTTCAAAACACTTGCCGATTTACTTACTTTTTTCCCTTATTAACCACGTTATCCATAAATTCTTTAGTTGGTTTTTTAAACACCAAATCAAGGAACTCTGCATTTTCAGCGTGTTTAAACAGGAAAAAGAACAGGAAGTAAAGTCCGCCACTTAGAAATGCTGAAATAGTTGCCCACCCAATGAGTAAATCTATTCCGAACATCAGGCAGCAGATAGCCGCGACAATCCAAACAACGCAAGCAGCCCATAAGATCAAAAAAACGCTTGCAATGTTTAGAAATTTTGGCGATTTTAGTTTTTTCATGGCTTTTTATTATTTAATAAATCCATATTCCTTTAATGCCGCTCGTTCCAAACGCCTCACAGCCGCAGCCGCATCAGCCCGAATTTCACCAATGACCCGTTTATCAACTGAAACGCTAATCTTTCCTTTTGGCGGCTCTTCCGGCCTTCCGATTTTCTTTTTTTCTGCCATTTTTATTGATTAATTAATTATATTGGTGTGTCCATTCGGAGCATTTCTCATCGCTCCGTAATTAAATCGGTTGCAACTCCCACGAATATACCCGCGACAATTGATAATGATATGGTTATTAGTGGGATCATTTTAATAGTTCAGTGTTATCGTCTGTAAAATTATCTTGAAAACTTGCGGGACAATTCGCGAATAGGCCTAGAAGAAGCTTGTTGAGCTAAATCAAATGAATCCCTCGCTATTTGTCTCAACATTTGCATAAACATTAATTGCTCAACTGCAGTCGTTTTTTCAAGACCAAAGGAGATAGCTAAATCAAAAGTTTCGTTTATTGTTTTTTCTAACTGTAATTCATCTATTTCCATACTCCAAAATTTAAGCGGTCAACCCCGTTTGAACCGTTCAGGCATTGACCGCTTGTAATAACTTGCTCCCATCTATCAGGGCGGGGAGATCCTTTATCTGCCTATTGCCATTATCAAAGCACTAAGCATATAACCCTTCATTTATCCGTGAAGGCCGGATTCTTTTATTTGCACTCCGAACGGGGATCGAACCCGTGACTTTGCCGTGAAAAGGCAATGACTTAACCACTTGTCTATCGGAGCGTTTGCCCGGATAACAATCGCTATCATTACCCGGGCTGCCTCACTACCTAATTAAAACACTATGACTGCAAACATACAAACTATTTTTTAATTAGCAATAAAAAAATATAAAAAATATTTAAAAAAGTTTGTTTAAACCTGAAAATATGCTAATTTTGTGGAAAATAAAGGTTATGAGTATGAAAGATTTTAAAGGCACAAAAGGTAAGTTTAATGTGGTTTATTTGTCTTCCACGAGTAAAGCAGCGGCTTTTGATTGTATATCTGTTAGGCTTCTTTTGGATAAAAACAAGTCTATTAATATATACACAGTAACGCCTTACGATTATTACCCGACAAACGATATTTATCACATGAAAAATGATGAGCTTAAGGAAAACGCTGTTTTGATCGCTCAAACCTTCAATGTAGCAACGGAAACAGGACTAACGCCCCGTCAGTTATTGGAGCAGCGCGATGAGTTGCTTAAAATAGCTGAAATGATCGTGAAAAATCAATCTCTTTTCAAATATCCTATGGACACCCCTTTTGAACATGAGGATGAGGCCGAGTTTATGTCCTACCTACTCCGTGAATCTGAAAACGCAATCAAAAAAATTAAGCCATGAAAATAAAGTACATGAGCATCACCGAAAAGATAGTGCTTAAACAATCAGCAGAAAAAGGTAACAAACAAGCCATACAATCTTTAATAGACGAAATACAACGACTTGAATCAATTGTGAAAGACGTTGAACACTCCATGAATTATTTAGATGAACAGATAAACAAAAATAAATACCGGAAATGAAAAAACAAAAGGTAAACTGCCCTGATTTCAGGATGGTAAACAGACCAATCAAAACAGGATTGGGCAACGTAAACAGATACGAACTGTACATAAAAAAAAGATTCCTATTTATTCCTTATTGGGTGAAAATCAGCGAGTGCGATCCTATGGATTTCTTTCTCACGGAAACGGAATTATTGGATGAGTTTTGGAGGTCGATTAGATTATCAATTTGGAAAAATTCTCCGGGTTATTCACTGGATCAAATAATGAATTACAAACAATCAAAAGAAGCAGAATGAAAAAATCAGACTTTAGGATTAAAGAATCCAGCGGACAATTCAGAATCGAACGCTTTTTCAAGTGGACGGAAACGAAGGGTTATTTGTGGTGGAAAAAAACAACAGAACGAGGTGATTGGTGTAGAATAAACTACCTTGGGGGTATAGCAAGAAATCAAACAATAGGTATAATACGCATAGAGGGTAGTTATGTAAATGGCTTAAAGCCTTTTAAATCAAAGGAAAAATCCGAAAAATACATTGACAATCTAATCAAGAAGCACGAATTATCGTTGTTACCTCCAAGGTATCATTTCTTAAAAAATGGTGATCCGGTTAGATTTCCATCAGGTCAACCAGTGCCGCCACCGCCTCAAAAACCAACGCCTAAACAGCAAGCATTGGACAATACTGTTACATTGTGGGCATCACTTGTAAATTGTAATTTTAGTCATCCTGATGCAATGAATGAGTTTAGATTTCATATTCACGCCATTCAAAACGCTATTGCTGCTGATGATGTTTTCGGAGAAATAAACAGTAGGCCAATGGCAATAGTACGGCATAAACCATCCATCAAGCCTTAAAACCGTTCATCACAATTGTGATAAAACACCGAGCGCATTAACCTACCTTTGTTGAAACGATAAAAATAAAAGGTATGAACAAGCAAATCATTTCAAAGGGCATTTTAGTAGCTGTTGAGCAGCTGTTAATGAATGAGACATATTGGTCATTAATCGCGATCAAAAACGCATTAGATACCAACGATTCAGATAAATATGATCAATACGTGATTGACCTATCCAACAGCATTAAGGATTCCAATTTTATGAAAATCCAAGGTCAACTAAAACAAGACATTTTAGACCATGCTGAATTGCTAAAACAACCCAAACAAATAACGGGATATTTCAATTTGAACGGCATGGTTCATGTGGCAACGTTTAATTTTTAGGGAATTTTATGTGAAACCTAACAATAACCTAACCAATCATCCTAACCTACCGCCTTTCATCATAATTGCAAGCAAAACCTAAATCAATCAACGTAAATTTGGTAAAAAAACAGAGGCATGAAAGATTTTAAAGGCACAAAAGGAAAATGGAATCATTTTGATGAAGGCGATTTGTCTATATGGAGTGAGTACATGGATAAAGTTTGCGAAGTCACAGATAAAAGATACTTGGGCGAAACAACTATTGAAACTGAAGCGAATGCCAAACTTATTTCAAAAGCCCCTGAAATGCTTGAAATGCTTCAAAGCGTTGTTGACTTACAAGCGGATAATTACGGTAGAGGCATTGATACTCATTTGGCGTTGATAACAAAATCAAAAGAAATTCAAAAATTAATCAGAGAAGCCACAGAATGAAAACATCATACTTATTCACCGACCCAGCCACGGGCAATCTAACAACCACCAACAACCGCGATTTAGCTGTTCTAACAGTTGGGATTGAAAACATTCAGGAATTGCCTCATATCGAGATTGAGTATCACGAAATCCTAACCACAGGAGAAGGCGAAGATGCAATCATCAAAGCGATGTTTGTCACAGACACGGACACGCGCCCGACTTTTGAGTTTCATCCTAAATTCGTTCTTTCTCCAGTAGTAGCTACGCCAATTGAGGATGATCCCGACACTTGGGGCATTCGCATGATAATCATTAAAAGCGGTTTTTACAAACGATGCGACATTGATAACGTGCCCCTGGGTGATTATATTGCTATGGAGTTAAACGTAGAAGCAGAGCGCATTTGCGACCGAATGAATGAGGAATTGTAAATAAATAAATCAAAATAAATGACAACAACAAACACACAGAGCCTTGCGCCACAAGAAGAAAAAGCGGCTTTATCGCAGCGATTTGTCGCAAGCGTAATGAAAGAAGTTGATTCAATCGGAGCGGGTCTAAAGGTAAGTGATCGGCAAAAAAGACTGATCCAAAACTACTTTATCAAGCTGGATCAATCCTTATTCCAGTGGGAAGCAAAGCGATTGAGAAAATCGGAAAAATACCGTGAAAAAATGGAGTTTGCATGGAAAAATGTCAACATGAATGCACTTGCTATGGATTGCGCTTCATTTGCCCTTGTCGGACTTGACCCATTGCAAAAGAACCATGTTGCATTAGTTCCATTCGCCAATTCATCCACTGGTAAAATTGACGTCGCACTTATGCCGGAATATCGAGGCATTGAATTGAAGGCACGTAAATACGGGCTTGATATACCTGATAACGTCGTGGTTGAACTTATTCGATTAAACGACGTTTTTGATCCGATCAAAAAAGATGTTGATAACCCTTCGGATAATTATCGCTTCAAATGGGGCAACGTGTTGGATCGAGGTCATGTGATAGGAGGGTTCTACTTCCATGAATTTATCGAAAATCCCGCAAAAAACAAACTTGTCTACCTCACGCTTTCAGACCTTGAAAAACGTAAGCCTAAACATGCTTCTGCTGAATTTTGGGGGGGTGAAAAAGATGAGTATGGAGCAGACGGAAATAAAACAGGGAAAAAGGAAGTTGTTCCGGGATGGCGTGATGAAATGCTTTGGAAAACAATCTACCGAGCAGCCTACAATTCAATTACTATTGACAGTGAAAAAATTGATTTACCACTTTCAGTTGTTGAAAATGCCGACATGGTAGCCCACACAATTGATGTAACACATACGGTGGTAAAGTCAAAGGAATTGCCGGAAAAAAAGCCTCTCGGAATTGGTGATATTGAAAATATTATTGATCTAATCAAGGGTAATTCAACCACCTTAGAGGCCGTCGAATCTGAGTACATCGTAACATCGGAGCAACGAGCCGAAATTATCAACGGACTGGAGAATGCAAGCGGAAAATCTTAAAATACGCTGTTCTGCACTCGGTAACATCTGCCACGGGTTAAAATTAGGTCAACCCGTGGCTTTTACCGAAAGCGAATCCGAGCGCTGGGCAAAGTTTCAAGCAATAACCAAAGAATCGTCTTCAAAGGACTATTTAGCTCTGAAAGAGAAGTTTGACCGAATCCAAAAAGGCGAACTTGAACAGTGCCAATTGACAACTGGCGCAAAGACATACATACGTGAACAGCATTACAATAACTTCTTTGATTTTGAAGGGTCGTTTTCAACCAAGGAAACCAAAAAAGGCAATGAGGTTGAAATGCGCGGGATTAGGCAGATTTGCGAATACATGGGTTATAAAGGCAGCAAGTTCATTCAGCGCAATGAATTATGGCTTCAAAACGACTTTATTCAGGGTACGCCTGATTTAATTAACCCCGTAGGTCTTGATTGCAAAGCACCATTCAAACCAAAAGGGTTAAAGCTGTTCAATGATGATAAAGACCGTGACGATCCAATGTATAGATGGCAATGTAAGGGTTATTCATGGCTCACACTTAAAGATAAATGGTATTTAGCCCGAATCCTTATGTCTTGCCCTGAACACCTGTTAAATGGCGTTATTTGGTCATTATGGGAGGAATCGAAAGAAGAAGGCAGACCAACAGAAGATTTTAAACAATCCGTGGTAGATATGTACGACTTTGAAAGCCGTTATTCCATTCAGGAGCGCACGTCGGTGATGGTTTACGACTTAACCGACCACGACATTTTAATCATGAAAAAAGCCGTAGAATTATCCCGCGAATACTGGGAAGAACTGAACAAGGAAGCGACCGAAAAACGAAACATTAAATTTGAGTTATGATGCATGAAAATGACTATCCAAACGGCCTGGATATGGAGCAATTTGAACACGTTGAATCAATATCTAGCTATAATAACAATTATTACAAGGGAGTGAAAAGCGGTGACTTGTTGTTTGAACAATCAGATGATGACAGAACAAGCCGGTGGTATTTAATCCGAAATTGTCAAATATTTTATTTAGGCGAATCGTATCTTAATTACGAAATGCTGCACAGGAATAATCCCGAAGAAATATGATCCCCGAAGAACTAACAGAAGGCGCACCATGCAACGGAAGGCCGTAAACGAATGCGAATGATCGCGCGAAGCATCGGGATTTTGAAGCAGGAATTAAATTAACAGTTAAAACAATGAATGACATCATAATAAAGTTTTCCGAATCAAACATAGGAACAAACAATAAAGGAATGAACAAGCCGGGTATCACAGTTATTCACGGTGACAAATCGGCATCAGGGTTAAGCCCTGAACTTGCAAAACAGATTGTTTGCCACCTTATAGATATGGCTTCGGTTATGGAGGTAATGAAAACAGATGATCAGCACGAAGCGGATCGGACGGATTAACCGCTTGTCAAGACAAATGACCCGCATCATCCTGATACTCATCCTAACATCCTGCACATCTAAACAGGAGCGGGTTAAATACCCGCCACCTATTAACGACTATCAACAGTCACAATTTGAAAAGAAAGTTGAATTAAAAAATACAGAGTAATGAATTACGAAAAAATAATTAAAGCAGCCATTAGCTGTCAAAAAACACGCGGCAAAATAAACGAGTTTTACGCTTTTGCAGGAAAAAAACAGGGTTAAAAACATCCCTAACACATCGGGAGGTGATCTTTATGAACACATCGAAAAACTGGAGCGCGATCTTTTAGCCGAAAAGATTGAGTTAAGAAAATTAATTGAGAATCCATGAGAAAACCAAACAAAACACGCGACCACGTGGCCGATATTACGGGCTCAACAGTCGAAGCATTCAACGGCAATAAAACGGCTCAAATGCTGCTAAAAAAAGGCATTCATTCACCTAAGATCAACAGATCAATAAAGGTAAAGAAAATGATTATCGCTGTTCCCGAGCGCATCAAAACGTTTCAACAGCTGTTGAAATGGAGAAGGGATATTCAATTTAAATACGGAGCGTGATGCCTTACCACTTCATAAAAACAGGACACAACCCGCCAAAGCGCGTAAAGCCTGAATTCAAACGCATTTTACCGCCAATCCATGAAGATAAACACTTCATTGTGACCAACGATTACAACGGGAGTAAATGCCGGCACACGCAAAGGGAGTTGATCAATTACCCCGCTGATGTCGCGTTTCTCCATGTTTCAAATGGTTATGAATATGTATTTGTTACGTCGAATAATCGAATTTTAGTCTGTAAATTAGCGCACAAATCCGAGCCGTCACCATCGGAATGTGTGGGCAGTAAAAATCAAATAAAAGGGTTATGAAAAAACAGCATTTACAGGAGCAAATAGATACTTGCCGTGTTTATATTAGGACTTACGAACTGCAATCAATCATTGAGTTGACGGCATACAGGGCAATGTGCAGCCCTGATGAATGGAAATCAGAACTGAGTGAGATTTTATCTCAAAATCCGCGCTTTTTATCCGAAACAGCAGAAGCGTATAAATTAAACAAAAAGACCATGGAATTCACCGCAAAACGCCTTGAAATCCATTCGATTATTGAGTGCCGAAATTTATTAAAGGCGTTGGAATTACAACTTAGTAAAACGGTTCAATCTGAGAATGACGGATTTGTGGATAATTTGCTTGCAAAATTGTTTCCGAATTAGATTAATCGCTATATTTGTACAACGGTTCGGCTTCACAATTAGAACCAAAAGAAGTTATTAAACGTCTTTGAATGAAGCAGGTAGTGAAGCCCCTGCGGATTTTAAAGACGTTTTTTTATTCAACAATATGCCAATTGATTATAAAAATTATCCTGCGGATTGGAAAACACGGATCAGGCCGGAAATATTGACCCGCGCTCAACATAAGTGCGAAAAATGCAATATCCCGAATTACGCTATCGTTTTACGTGGTGTTTACTGTGGAATCGAAGCCTATCAAGACGAAAACGGTGAAATATTTAATGCTAAAAATTCCGATCATATTGGCAGCGATTACCTTGGTGAAGTTGATCAATCAGGAAAAAATAAACTTGTTAAAATAGTGCTTACAATCGCTCATTTAGATCACAACGTAAAGAACAACGATTACAGCAACTTAAAGGCACTTTGTCAACGATGCCATAATAGGCATGATGTTTCTTTCAGAAAAGCGAATAGACGTAAGAATAAAGGCATTACTGATATTTTTTCAGAAACGAATTAACCATGGCAGAGGACAAAAAAGGTTTTATATTATACGCTGACCAATCGGCAATAGTTGGATTGCTTTCAGATGAGCAAGCCGGACTACTTTTTAAACACGTTTACCGTTACGTTAATGATGAATTTGAAACAGATTTAGATTCATCACATCCTGACCCGATGGTTAATTTAGCGTTTCAATCAATCAAGATGCAACTAAAACGCGATCTAAAAAAGTACGAAAACAAAAAAGTTGCAAACAGTGAGAACGGCAGAATCGGAAACTTAAAGCGTTGGAACATTGACCTTTATAATTCCGTAATAACCGAAACAATGACCATTGAAGAAGCTGAAAAAATCGCGAAACGTCGCAAAGTATCGCCCCCCGATGTTTTGCTATCGCCCCCTATCGCGAAAATCGCTGATAAAGGTAATGATACAGATAATGGTAATGATAATGATAATGATATAAATAATAATAACACTAACGTGTTATTTGTTGGTGATTCGGAAAAATCCGAATCCCAACCACAACCACAAAAATCAAAAATTGATTTATTGAAAGAAAGAGAATTGAAATTCATGTATCAGGTTAATCAGGAAATTGACATACCACCGGAAACCCGTGAAAGTTTTATCCTGTACTGGACTGAGCCTAACAAATCCAAATCGAAGATGAAATTTGAAATGGAAAGTACTTGGGACTTAAAGCGAAGGTTAAGCACATGGATGAAAAACGAATATAAATTCAAGCAAAACACCACAACAAATCAAACACAATCAGGAAATGGAAGCAGAAACCCCAATGAATCAAAAACAGAACGTCTTGAACGACTTGCTAAGGAAATGCAGGAAGAGGAACAACTCGCTCTACAGCATGAACGAAGCGCAAACAATGCTTTTGGATCATCCGGTATTCCCCGACATTCCGAGGGCTGAACTGGAATTGATTACAAAGTGTGACCGCCTACTGGTTACTTTCTTTTCACGTCAAAACGAATTAGACAGCAAGACGTTAGCAAGAGAAATCAAGCGGAAGTTTAAGAACTTGAATTTGGCCGATATTGACCATGTTTTTGAAAACATCATTGATAGCAAGACCGACATCAAGCCATTTTACACAGCCTCAGAGGTGATACGTGTTTTGAGTTATTACGATGTTGAAAAGGCGAATTTTCGACGGGAATTTTTCAAAGAATTTCGCAAAGATCAGCAAACAGCGGAGGAACGCCAACAGGAGTACGCCTATTTGCAAAAAGCGCTGCGGAGTTACAGTAATGGCGAGCCGATCAACATTTATCAAAGATCAGCCATTGGTCAGTATTTTGAAGATAAGATCGAAAACACAGAAATGATTGCTGACTTAGCTAAAGATAACGTAGCTGGAGCGCAAAGGTATCTGAACCTTGTCCATGCAAGCCGACAAAATGAGAACAAGCGGTCAAATCAGGTTAAAAGCATATCTGAATTGTCAGCCGGAATATATCCCGAAGTTAGTCCTCATCAGCTTGAACCAATGGCATGGACTTACCGGATGCTTTACGGATTATATTTGTTTAATGAAGTTGCCGAACCGAGGTACGAAAGATTTAGTCCACAAACAGCAAGAGAAAAGCCTTCCATATTTAATCACAGGTAAAATTTGATTTAACGTATCTCTGATGCGATTTAACGAAACTTAACCATCAAATAATACCGTTACACCAAACCAACCGAGAAAGCGCGGGAAATCGCTTTAAAATGGATAATTAAAAAACAAAGAGTTATGAATGAACAGGAAAAAATTATGCAAATATTGGAAAGCAATGGGTTTTTCAATGTGGTTATAGATGAACAACTTTTTCAAGGCGGGGTGCTTATAAACGCAGATTTTAAAATCACAGCGCATTATCGGACACCTAAAGAAGCGATAAAAACAACCGAAAACAAAAGTTTATCACCGTCTTTTGATCCGCCATTCAGGGTTGGTAGAAGGCAAATGAGGGCTGTTTTGGACGCAAACAGTAAGGAGGTTGTGATATTCCCTAAAGGCATGGAGATGTATGCGAATCAGTACGCGGAATTTCTTAATGAAACACTTGATAAATCAGTGATTCAGGAAGCAGTAAAACTCGAATACACCTTGGAAAACTTCAAAAAGGGCTTATTTGTTATTGATAATACTGGCTCTGTTTATTCATCCGATAGCAACAAGATTGTTGAATTTTTAAGACTTGGAAATCCATATAAACCCAGGAAATTTTTTTATTGGATGAACGAGGGAACATTAACCCGCGATTTTCACACACATTCAGTTAGACACCTTCCATTCGTATCACCCGGACAATTGGTTATGCCTGAAAAATTTGAACTCAAATCCGAGATACATCAACCCGAAAATGAGTTTATGAATCTTGAGCCAAAAGAATGCGATCAATCCAAAGAAATAACGATGCACGAATTGGTCGATCTTTGTCAACGATGGGGGCAAAACAACAGAATAAAAGTAAGTGTAACATTTGATCCTTATAAACCAGCACCAAACCGCTCATCACAATTGCTATAATCAAGCGTAAATAATCGCTATATTTGCAGTGTGTGTGTGGCCAAGTTTTGAATTTTTATCGTTTAGGTTGAACCTTCCCCCGTTATCCTTCGCACACACCCGACGGGGGGATGGTTCTCTAAACAAAAGTTGATATTATGGAAAATAGACCAACAGCAGAACAATTTTTAACCGAAAAGTCCGATTGGTTTGACAAATCACCAGGAGGAGAAAAATTATACTTTGAATCAGAGGTTATAAGAATGATGAATGATTACGCAAATGAATCCTTACGTATACACGCTGTTATGGGGCGAAGCGAAATGTTAAAGGCTTTTTCCGATTACGTTCAAACAAGAATATGGGAAGACGGTAATAAAGATTTATCTGAATTTGTAGACGATTTTTTAAGCCTTTAATTGCCCACTATACCAAAATTGACGCAACAAGTTTGAATAATTCATAAAAAAAACGCAAATTTAGAAAACAAGAACCCTGCATTGAGCAAAGCACGATGTTTCAACCTTGCACTACTGCCGATTAGAACCACAAATGATGAATGTAGCGCATCAACCCTTTTTGCTACAAACCGCTGTTACCTGCTGGTCGGATTATCAGTAGGAACTTTAAATAACAATAAAATGAAAGCAACAGGATTAAAATTGATTTGTGAACGTGCAGATGGCGAAATTACCACTTGGCACGATGTATTTGAAACAACCGTTGAAGATGTTATCAATAAAATGAAACACTCAAAACAATGGATAGGTGGTAATTTCTTAGAAGCCTATTTAGAGTTTGATAACGATGGTAAATATTACAAGGTTTATTTAGATGTTAAGGAGCGAGGGTTTAATCAGTTGCTCGGTTCGTAGCCTTGCAGGTAACGGTTACAGCTATACGTCAGGTTTTGTTTTTCACAAAACTTGCGTATAGGTGGTGTTAGCAGTAGTACGGATTTAAACCGCAAATGCTCATTCGGAGAACTGAACCTTTTTCTTTTCTTTTTTTGAGCGATGGCAAAAATAATTTTGAAAAAATTAAGAATATGAATATAGAGTTATTAGAAGGAGATTGCACCTTTGAACATAAAGCAATAAAAGATGGAAGTGTAGATTTGATATTGACAGACTTGCCTTATGGAACTGTAACCAATATTGCAAGTAGTGATACTGTAAAACACGGTATGAAAAATAAAACTAATTGGGATTGTGTTATTGAAACCGAAAAGATTTATGAAATAGCAAATCGGATACTTCGCAAAAATGGTAAAATGGTTTTATTTGCTCAACAACCATTTACAACTGAATTGATAAGTAAGCAAATACCAAACCTACCATTTAATTATAGTATGATTTGGAAGAAAGACCATTTTGCGAATAGTTTGATTGCTAAAAAAGCACCATTAAATTATTATGAAGATGTTTTGGTTTTTAGTAAAACTCACGATTTTGAGGAAATACACCCATTAAGACCATATTTTAAAATGGTGCTTGAATTTATAGGTTTGAATAAAAAAACTATTGTAGAGGCTATTGGACAAAGCGCAGACCATTGTTTTAGAGTTGATAGTTCGCAGTTTTCACTTTGTACTGAAAAAACATATAACAAACTTATTGAAATTTACGGAATTGATAAAATGCAAGGTTTTAGAACATTTGAAAGTATATCTAATGAAAGCGATGGACTTACAAGCACTTTTAATTTATGGGAAGGCGGGAAGTTTAAAAGCAATATTTTAGAATATAAAAAAGATTATGAAGGATTGCATCCAACACAAAAACCGATATTGCTTTTAGAAGATTTACTTAAAACTTTTAGCAATGAAAATGATTTAGTAGTAGATTTAACTATGGGTAGTGGCTCAACTGCTATTGCTTGTATGAATACAAACCGAAATTTTATAGGTATTGAAAAACATTTTAATTATTTTGATGTATCTAAAAAAAGGGTGGAGAAAAAAAGAAAAGAAAAAGATTTACAAGCAGAAACTCTATTCGGAGATGGAATGTAGTAGTATTACTGCTAACTTCAAGATATGCGAAGATCACCGCAATTTCAATGTATTAATTATTTAAAAAGCGAACACATGAAAACAGAAAAAGCAATAACAATAAAGCAACCGTGGGCATGTCTGATCGTTGAAGGGATCAAAGACATTGAAAACAGAAGTTGGGCAACTAAAGAATACGACACAGGAGTAGAAAGCAACATTGTGACCCCGTTTTTTTGCAAAAACAAAGAAAACGATCGTTTTTTTATTATTAACGAAAGAAATGAAAGCTGTTTGATTTACTTTTCGTTTAAAGGGATAGAAATTACTCCATTAGCAAGTCCAGAAGTACACCTTGGTATTTGCCGAAGGTAACTATATATCACTTTACAGAAAAACATAAAAAAATATTTGTTTTTCTGTAATTAACTTCTTATATTTGTCGTGTAGTTAAAAATATACGACATGATTAATACAAATTTCAAATCAATTTTAGACCTACTTAAAGAGTTCAAAGATGAACAAACTTGCATTGATCATTTGGAGGCTTTACGCTGGGATGTTATCGTTACCTCTCCATTTGATCCCAAATCTAAAGTCTATAAATGCAAAGGTAATAAATATCACTGCCACAACACAAAAAAGTACTTTAACGTTAAGACAAATACGCTTTTCGATAATACAAAAGTTCCGCTCCGAAAGTGGTTTTTAGCGATATATTTGGTTACTTCACACAAAAAAGGTATCAGTAGCTTGCAATTGGGTCGTGACATTGATGTTACCCAAAAAACCGCTTGGTTTATGCTGCAAAGAATCCGTAATTGTTTTGGAATCGAAAACAATAATGAACTTGAAAATGTTGTTGAAGCTGATGAAACATACGTAGGTGGAAAAAACAAAAATCGTCATGCTGATAAAAAAGTCGAAGGCTCACAAGGTCGTAGCGCAAAAGATAAAACACCTGTTGTCGGTTTTGTTCAGCGTGGCGGCAAACTCAACGCTAACTTGGTTTCAGATGTTAAGATTGAAACATTGACTCTTGAAGCTATTAAATCAGTAAAAGAAGCAACTACTATCTATACAGACGAATGGCTTGGATATAACGCTCTGAAACGCATTTATGACCACCACTATGTAAAGCACAATCAAGGCGAATACGTAAAAGGAGCAATCCACACAAATACAATTGAAGGCTTTTGGTCACTCCTTAAACGTGGCATCGTTGGTATCTACCATTTCACAAGCAAAAAACACTTACAAAAATACGTTGATGAATTTGTCTTCCGCTATAACACGCGCGGACAATTTGAAGGACAACGATTCAACCATTTTTTGACTAATCTAGAAAATCGCTTAACTTATAAAATGTTGATCAATGGAAAATGAAAAAGAAAATACGGTAAAATATTCAGGGGTTCTTGAATTAGGGAATAACGTTAAAATAGATTGCTATGTTTTAGAGAATGGAACAAGAGTTCTTTCTGGCCGCGAAATGCAAAGAGCATTAAACATGGTTGAAGAAAACGAAGAATCAAGTAAAACGGCAGGGACCAGATTAGTTAGACATTTAAACCAAAAATCGCTACTTCCCTTTATTTACAAAGGTAAAGACATGGACCACTTTAATCCGATAATCTGCTATAAAGGAGAAAAAAAGATAAACGGTTATGAAGCTACAATTTTGATTGATATTTGTGATGCTTTTTTACAGGCGCGTAAAGAAATAAAGCTATCAGCTAGGCAAACATTAATAGCCGATCAATGCGAAATATTGGTTAGAAGCTTTGCTAAGGTTGGTTTGATTGCGCTTATTGATGAGGCAACAGGATATCAATATGAGCGTGAAAAGTTTGAGTTAGCTTCAATTATGAAGCTTTTTGTTTCAGATGAAATATTAGCTTATCAACAACAGTTTCAGATTTCATTTTATAAAGAAATATTCAGACTTTGGAATATCCCATTTACACCCGAAAACATAAAAAGAAAACCACAATTTATAGGGCATTTAACAAACAAATTCGTTTATTCTAATCTTCCTAAAGGCGTGTTTATTCTTGATAAACTTAAATCAAAGACACCTAAAACAGGAGCTGGAAATTATAAATATCGTTTACATCAATCATTAACGGAGGATGTTGGCAGGGAGTCGTTAAAAAAGGTTTTGTATTCGGTTGAAGCGTTGGCTTCAATTTCAAAAGATAAAAGACAATTTGAAAGGTTGATGAATGAAAAATATGGACAAACAGAAATACCATTTACAGACCTTGAAGAATTAGATAGCGCACCTGAAACACCAAAACAAACAAAACAAGAGCCATTATCAAAATTCAATCAAAACCTCAAAAAAGCATTGGATTACAAACCTAAGAAGAGGCTTTAATTAAAGCCTCTTCTTTATTTTTATTCAATTAGTAAAAAATCCATTTTAGTAAAACTACCTTCAACAAAAACATGATCAACATCTGATATACACAAATTCATTTTAAATGATCCTGATATTTTTTTTGTCGATTTGTCAATGTATGTGATTTTAATTTCACCATCTTGGCCATAAATTCCGCCCCCATTAAAAGATTGGTCACATCCTTGGTTATTATATACGGATGATGCAGTTTTAAAATAGTTTAAAACCGGATTATTAGAGGTTATTTTGTTTTCAACGACAAAGTCAATTGGCTGAATCACCATATCGTTTAGAATGCTAAATGATACACTGTTGGCAATATTACCATCTGGATGTGTAAAAGCATTAAATGACATTGAATATTTTCCGGCTTGATTGACGACAGCCTGTAGTGATATAACTGTTGTTGTAGCATTACTTTTTACTCCGTCAACATAAAACACACACGTTCCGTCGGCTACACTTCCTGATGGCGGCTCTGTATTGGTTGGTGGAGAGTCTTCTTTTTTATCACATGATAAACATGTGCTAAACAAAATTAAGATTGCCGTTAATGTTTTAATTTTCATACAAAAAAAATTTAATAATTACTCAACAAATATATGACTAATACAATTGTGTTACACAATTGAGCGAAAAAAACTTGAATTTGTGTTCATGGACAAGAAAACTTATAACACAAAAATAGGGATTTTGCTAAAGAAAATCCGTGAAGAGAACGGTTTAACACAGGTTGATGTTTCTGCATTAATGAATATCAATCCGCAGAACGTTTCAAGCTACGAAAGGGGTGAAAGATGCCCAAGTCTGTTTTGGATTCTAAGATTTTGTGAAGCCTCGAAATTTGATGTACTTTTGTTTTATGTCAGGCTACATAAATAATATATGTAAACAGATATATGGTTAACTATTTTTGATGTTTTACTGTAAACAGGTATATAGTTACCTTGCCGAATTCAGATAACTAAAGACGAATTTAAAAAAGTTGCTGAAAAAGCAGGGGTATTGGCTCTTGATATTTTAACCTCAATAACCGATTGAAATGAAACAGCTTGAAATAAATTACGATTACAAAGCCGCTTGCGAGGATGCCTTGAATCGGATTAATAATGAGGTTGACGCGTCCGAAACATTAGGGATAACTAGGATTGATAACTTGTACCGAAAAGCAAAGAATCGGATGATCATGCTCGAATTAAATTATAACGCGGATATGTTTTTGCGGTGTTTGTTTGAGCCAACATTCACCGACGCAATTCAAGCAATGAAAGAAGATTTGATCAAGAAAGGATGGAAAATCTAAGTTAAATTTTCACTAACTTTGTTTAAAAATTAACAGCATGGCGAAAAAGGAAAGTACAGTTAATCAGAAAGGCAAGTACCGAGAGTACAACGAGCATCCGGATGATGAAGTTACGGAGTTACCCGAAAAACCTCTTGTTGATTACATAGGAGCTGGCCGACCGCCTGTTTTCTCATCACCCGAAAAGTTGATCCAAAAGACAAACGAGTACTTCAACAACGGGATGAAAAAACGAACCATCGTTATCGGTAAAGGTGAAAACGCCCAAACAATAGATGTTGAATTACCAACAATCTCAGGATTAGCCTTTTACCTTGGGTTTGAATCCCGTCAGTCATTCTACGACTACGAAAAAAGGGAAGAATTTTCTTACATTGTAAAAAGAGCACGTTTTTCCATCGAGCAATACTACGAAGAGCAGACCCAAGCGGGCAACGTTACAGGGGCTATTTTTGTGCTTAAAAACATGGGTTGGATTGATCAGGTGACAAACTTAAACATGAACCATGAGATCAAGCCGCTGACAGATGAGGAGAAGAAAGAGGCAGAGGAAGAGTTCAAGAACTTTGATAAATAAGGGATATGAGTTGTGATAACTGGAATGGTGATATGCCAAAAGAATGCAAGCCAATTGTTATGCCAAAACGAAGCTATTCATTTAAAGAGGGTAAGTGTTACGAAAGCAATCGGTTAGTTGGTGATGTTATATTTTACGACGGAATAACTCTCAAGGTTATTTATAATAACGGCTCATTTGCTGACGGCACGATCATCACGTTTAAAGCATTATAAAGAAGCTTGATTAACCACTCATCCTTAATCCAAACCACTCATCATAATTCACATTGATTGCCGGAATAAGTGGGCTACCTTTGCTTTGTAAACGATAAATAAAGAGTTATGAAAATTCAGGATTTTGAAAACAAGTTTTGGCTCATAAAAGCGAATGCAGACAAATTGGAAATAGCAAGGGTAATGCGAGACACAATGAATAAAGGAAAGGTAATGATGGATCACAAAGACATATCCTTCAAACCACTTTCGTCTGCTAAAACAGAAATGGAAATATTTTCAAGATTGAGAGAATTTTCACTTCCAAAATTAAAGGATACCACGCTCGGAAAATTATTAATATGGGATGCCTACGCGATTAGAATCAAACAAGCATAAAAGCAATCAAAATTATGCTGGGTACCAAATAGTACCCAGCGGTTTTGCGATCAAGTGAACTTTATCTTATTGCGCTTAAACTTTCATTACCTTTGCCTCAATGGCATGGGATTACAATAATTTAAGCCGAAACCAATTAAAGGCGTGGTACGGTGGATGGGTCAGTCGTGATTACGATCTGATTTTTTTCGCTCAGTTTTGGTATAAGGTGATCCATAATACAGACTTCTTAGTCAATTGGCATCACCGAGAAATCGCAAACGAACTCAGGAAGGTACAGTTATTCCAAACAGAGCATTTAAACATCAATATGCCGCCCCGGATGAGTAAAACAGAGTTAGCGGCTGTCATGTTTATCGCGGCATCAATTGCGATCAATCCGAAGGGTAATAACCTGTACATATCTGCATCGGATGAATTGCGCTCTCAAACGTCTGTTGAAATCCGAAACATTGTTAGTCATCCATACTTTTACACGTTGTTCGGGGTTAAGATGCGTAAGGATCAAAACGCAAAAAACCTGTGGCGAACTGATCAAGGCGGAGGACTGAAAACAGCAACCATATTTGGGCAAATCACCGGATTTGGGGCGGGTCGAATGGTGGATGCAAGCAAGTTAGGGGCTAATCGGGAATTGATCAACCTGATCCAAGATTTTGACGGATCAATCATACTTGATGATGTCAATAAAACAGACGATTCGGCTGTTGAGAACGCTACCAATGATAAAGTAGTGCGCGTTATAACAAACACGGTACTAAGTCGTAAGAACAGGAAAGAAACGCCTGTTATCCATATTCAGCAACGAGCCGGAATGAGTGATGCGACCGCGTTTTTCCTTGATTATTACAAGGTCGGTTTACCTGATCAAACCCTAAAAACAAAGTTCATGGTGTTTCCAGCTGTAAGCGACGATGGCGTTTTGCTTTGGGAGAATAAATTAGGATGGGATCAGGTTAAGTTGCTCCGGGATAACCATGAAACATCAGGGGTATGGGATTGCCAATACCAGCAAAACCCGAATAATAAAGAAGGGTTGGTTTTTCCAATGGAAGAACTTAACCGTATAGAAAGAAAGGAGATCACAGGCATTATAGCGAGACATGGGTACATTGATCCTAAAGATGATGGTAAAGACTATCTATCCGCTCCTTTCGGTGATCTATTGCCTAATGGTAAGATATTTATTCGAGACTTCTATCTTAGTCAGGATTTCAGTGAGATCACGTTAGCAGAACTATCTTTACTGGTAAATGAATTGAAGCCGATCAGCAGCCGAATTGAAACAAATGGATTAGGGTCTATGTTTCGTAAGCAGTTCTCAACCCTAATCAATAGCCCGCTTTACCCGTGTATATCAAAAGGCAATAAGCATCAGCGCATTCTATCCATGTCGCCCTTCGTTCGTAAGCACTTTGTTTTCCGAACAGATTACGAACCAGGAAGCCATTACGACATTGCAATGAAGTTCTTAACCACTTATCGCAAAGACGGCAGTAGTAAAGTGGATGATGTGCCGGATTCAGTCGTGGGGCTTGCTTACTTCTTTTACGGCCTTTATCCGGGATCATGGCCGGATATTCTGCCTGAAATAATGAAGCAGTAGGCAAAAAAACCATGATTTAACCATCATTGATTATCAACAACTTACAAACTATTATGCAAAATAATCAGAAATATTTGCATTTTTATTTGGTGGATTCAAAAAAACGCCATATATTTGTCAAACAAACGATAAACAAGTAGAAAACATGGAAGCAATTACAACAAAGGTTAACAAGTCAGAATACGAAGTAGTAGAGTTTAACTCAGGTTATTTCGGCATCGCAAAGATAGGGACTTTTAAAGGTGAACTTGTCTTGGGGGGTGATTCAGCTAATGAAGATGACTACAACAAGGATTTTTTTGATCATACTTTTGAATTATGGGACGGCGAACTAAATGAAGACGGAAAAATTGACACGGGTAAATTGGTATGAAATCACTAATAACAAACGACTTTATAATCAGGTGGCGTAGGATTATAAAACACAGCCTGTTATATTTTATGACGAACGATTTGAAGCATAAATATGAGGTTCAGCATTATTATTACATGAAAAGTTTCACCAAACCATGACAACAATTTTCCACATAGAACTAAAACCAGGGGGTCATCACTACTACGGTGGCCTCTCTGCGTTGATCGAAGCAGGTCACAACATTGGGGTTTCTGAATCGAAATTACAAAAGTTCCCGTTTGATGAAAAGCACTTTGAGAATAGGAAGTGTATCATTCGGAAGGGGGCTGTGTTCACGGCAAATGAAGTCAGGAGGAGAAATGGTCGCTAAAAATCATGATTGAACCACTTACACCATTATTTTTGCCGCTCATCACATTTGATTGTTTTGTTAGATAGGTAGTGGATACCTTTGCTTTGTAAACGATAAGAACGCAATCAATTAAAATCAAAATAAATGGAAGAATTAGAAGTAAAAATCGGAGACGTTACTTATGTCCCGAAGGGATTGGAGCAAACAAAGGTAATCATGCTTAATGGTGACGAATGCCTTTATGAAATCGGAAAAGCATACCTAATACGCACAGTCACAATGATTGTCTTAGGAAGGGTACGAAAAATCACGCAAATGGGAATGATCCTTGATGAATGTTGCTGGGTAGCTGACACTGGACGTTACTCTGAGGCACTCGAAAAAGGGACACTGAACGAGGTGGAGAAATGTCCTGACGGAAAAGGCGTTCACTTTGGCGGAATAATTGACTTTGATCTGTGGATACATGAATTACCTAAAAGCACAAAATAATGAACGCGTCCCTTCTTAGAGAGGGCTATGATCGGTCACGGTCATGGTCACGGTCACAGTCACAGTCACGGTCACGGTCAATTTAAAATAAGGCTTATGCGTTTTGACCTTAGAAAACGTGACAGTCAATCGGGCTGATAGAAGTAGAAGGATATCCCTTCACCGCAAAAGGGTAACTATCAGTATGGTGTCGTATCGGTTGACCGTGAAAAAGATAGGGGAACAAAAATTTCAGATGAAATACAAAAAACCCAACGTTACCCAAAAGACGTAATCATGTACACACCCTCATGGATGCGCAGGGAAATTAGGAGTGGATTTATTATCCACTCCTTTTTTATTGTAAAACCGAAAAAAATCCCTATCTTTGACCTTGTTATTTTCATACTCAACTTTTTTCATTAATCCGGGGCTTTGTTCCGGATTTTTGTTTTATCCCTGATCCGAACCGTTCATCACATTTTTTGCAGCATCAAATAAATATCGTTATCTTTGCCTACAGGTTCGGTCTGACAATGTGAACCAAAGAGCTTATTAAGCCCGTTTAATGAAGTTGGAAGTCAGACCCCGATGGAATTAGGCGGGCTTTTTTAATTAAATCTAAATTTTAAAACAATGATAAAAGTAACAGTCGAAGGAAAAACAAGGGTAATTCGTGATAAGCATATCCATTACCAAACTGAAAATGATTTAGAATGCATTTACAAAGAACATCGTATTTGCATTGCTAAACAGGAAGCGACAAATGACTACTATGTAACCGTAACAGATAAAACAGGAATGTATGCTGTTCAAGGTGGCTTCGGTGGTGATTATTGTCGATACGGAATTGAAACTATTGAAGATTGTTTAGTAATGTGTATCAAAAACATTCTTCTGTAATGCCGTGTCATTTTCTGAGTGGATAATAGAAATAACAAACCAAATCAAAGAGCAGCACGACGTTAAATCGGTAATGATTGATCAAGCCAACGTAATCCAGTACACACTTTAAATTTAAGAAAATGAGCCAAATTCCACCACTTTCTTTGATAAAAGCTCGTAATTGCCATGGATGTTTCGCTTACTCATCTATTGGCTTTAGGGAGGGCTCATGTTCTTTAGGATTTAAATTGGAGCAACTCGGTAAAAAAGCCACACATGGCAGATATAGTAATGGGGATTACTGGGCATTCTATTGCAAACCTAAAGAGCGTTGTTTGAAGCCTAAAACGGGAAAACAATACGTTGCCGCGATGTCTGAACGATACGGAAAAAATCGACAAGAACAAGAATTTTAAATTTAAGAAATGAACAAACTAAAAGCAAGCGATCTGAGGATCGGGAATTACGCAACTTTACTCAGTAAAACATGGGAGATAACAGCACGGATGATTTTTGAACAACATCAGTCTGATATAGCTAACAGCGTGTACTTAGAACCAATCCCATTAACCGAAGAAATCCTTTTGATGTTGGGTGCAAAAAAACAAGACATCGGAAATGATTTGTCTGATGATTATCACTTTTTGTGGAACGTAAATAGAATTTACATCTGCCTACCTGAACAGCCGCGATACGCTAATTCAGGCAAGGCTTTGATGTTATTACACGGAACTCCAATAGCTTCTTTTCCGTGTGAATACCTACACAGCCTCCAAAACCTGTACCACGCTCTCACGGGTGAAGAATTAATTTTTGATTTATGAGTAATATAACCGTTATAACACTTGATTTCCAAGCACTGCGAAACGAGTGTATATTGATTGATTTGGCGATAAATCACCATGTTAAATTGGCTGAAAAAGACCCTATCCCGAATGCTTTAATGGCTATTGGTTACGCTATTCGCTTAATAGCAATTTACACATTGATACGTAAAATAATCTTGGTGTTATTGACATCGCGCTTACGCCTTAACCCCATAAACCACTAACTCAGCTTCATGTGCAGATTTTCCGGAAGCGATCAGCGTTGAATAAGCCTCTGCTTTCAGTTTTTCGGTTTCAGCATTTTCTTTGCGGTTTTCCTGTAAAACAGCGATATGGGAGTAGTCTATGATTATTCTTTCGGTAGGATTATTCGGTAACAATTCAGCGGTCAATATCTCAGCCTCCTGATTAGCAAAAGGGATAATGGCGTTTTCATAAGTTGCTTTACGCCCTTCGTTCACGTTGTCAAATGTGCTATTTTTCTCCTTACTGAATATATTCTTGTTCATCCGGTAGTAGTCAATGATGATGTTCATATCCGCGTCAATTTCCTCAAACAACATCATGTCTTTGGTTTTGTAAGTCGTTGGCGTGAACTTCAATTCACCATCAACATAAATTGTCCGGCTTTGTCCGTCGTGAGTTCCGTATCCTTTTTGATATTGATTTTCAAGTTTCTTTCGATCTTCAGGAGGCATAGGCAAAACACCTTGATCATCTTTTTTCATACCCGAAATAATACCCAAAGCACCATGTTCAGCTAAGATTACATTTCTGAACCCGTAAGCCTCACGAATATTACTGATTGGCATATATAGATCAGCAATGGGTTGTGATCCATTACGCAAGTCACTTAGATTAATTGCTTTTTTGTAGATGATTTCATTTGGATCGAACTTCTCTTCATTTCGATCATCATACGAATAGATGAATCTTTCATATATTTCAGATGGCTTAGTAGCCATGAACCATTTACCCGTTTCGACGATCTTCATTCGTTCGATGGGAAAAGGCGTTATGGATAACGGCAATTCACCAAGAGTAGCCTTTCGTTTCCAGCGAATTGAGCAGCCGAAAACATCCATACAAACCGAATCATACTTCATCGCATCAGCCTTTGATTGTAGCGCGTTTGGTTTGTTCAACAACTGTAAAACCTCGCTGTCTTTAAATGGAATGTCTTCCCATTCACCGGCCTTATTCTGTTTTTGATGCCGATAAATGCCGTTTGAGTACATGTCCGCTTTAGTACTGATCACCGCATTCAATTCAGGGGTTGTATTGAAGATTGAAGCCTCTTTTCCTGTTGGGCTTAACCATTTTGGCGATTGCTTGCCTGTCATTTGCGCCCATGCGCGGGTAAAAATACCATTATCAACCCGCGGGGTCTTCATGTAGTCATTCCTGCCCCGTCCTGTACCCCATGTAAACCCAAAGAAATTACGCCCGTCAATGCTTCCCATCTGTTAAAATTTAATTTTTTTGTTCAAATTTATCGGTTTTTAATTAAAAAGACATAGTTTTGTTGTAAAATTAACGCGATGTCAAAAAGCAAACAACCGACAAAAGAGCAATTAGAAGCTATCAAAAAGGATCGTTTGAAGGCAGTTAATGACGGTAAAGTGGTTAAGAAATGAGCGGATTCGTAATAAAACAAGCACCTGACAAGCGTTTTGCGCATAAAATGGATTTCATTCAGTTTTTGAAGGAAAATCAAAGTGAATTGATACGCTTAAAGCGATTGGAAATGAAATCTGATAAGGATTCTTCTCAATTCATGTTTCAAAACAAATCAATGCTTGATTTTACACCAAAAATCAATGTCACAAGTGACATTATACTTGTAAAAACAGCGATAAATACCACTAATGTAATTGATAGCCATTTAGACCTGCATTTGCCTAAAATCTGGAATAAAACAGTAACCGACAACCCGACAACATTACATCTTGAGAGCCATACGCGAGAGTTCAACAAGTTACTCGACGCAAACGCCAAACAATACAATGAGAAATTCAAGTTTTCGGACTACGGGATCGCAACAGACATTGTAGGTCAAGCCAATATTAACGAGGCCGTGATCAAACGAAAAGATAATCCGGTAATGTTCGATGCTTATGTAGATGGAAAAGTGAAGATGCACAGCGTCGGAATGCTTTACGTATCGCTTTCATTTCTCTATGCTGATGAGGATGATCCAGTAATGATGGCTAATTACAACGAATACCGATCAAAAGCCATTAACCCCGAAGTAGCAGATGAATACGGCTATTTTTGGGGTATTCACGAAGCAAAAAAACTCGAAGGATCACCAGTTGTATTAGCATCAAATCCATACACCCCAACCATTTGGGTCAAAGATTACAAGCCGTCCGAAACGGACACTTCCAATAAAAACGAGCCGTCAAACGACACTCAAACGAAAAACACACCATTGTTTAATCTTTTTTAAAAACACAAAATGAACGAAGCACTTGAAAAGTTTGTTATGGATCATTTCCAAATAACAGACAAAGAAAAAGCAAAAGAAAAATGGGAATCGCTCGAAAAATCAGAGCAACTTGCATTGGCAATTTCTCATTCAAACACAGTTTCGGCCAATCTTCAAAAATCACTTGATGAGCAGATTGAAAAAGCTGAATCAGAAAAAGAGGCGCACGCAGCCCTTATCGCAAAACAAACTTCTGAACTTAAAGAATTGACAAAATCAGTCAATACTTTGTATGCAGAAATCGAAGCAAAAAGCGAGGGTAAAACCCAAGACAACAACAAAAAAGACACCTTGGAAGGTCAATTGAAGGCTAATAAAGAGGCTATTAAAGCACTCATGCCTGGAGATCAAAAAGAGGTTGTTGTAAAAGCAATGACCAATCGTGCAAGCGTGACCGATAACGAAAACGCCACCACGCTTTCGGAAATCGGACAATTAGCGCACCGTAGGCTTACGCTTTACGATTTTGCTACCAAAATCCGCGTCAACGACAATAATAATAACGGTGTAATTCGTTATTACGACTGGGACGAGGCGACCATAACAAGAGCAGCAGCAATGGTTGCGGAGGGCGCTACATTTCCTGAATCAACAGCTAAATGGAAGGAATACCAAGCAACATTCAAGAAAATAGGTGACACCATTCCGGTTACTGAGGAAATGCTTGAGGATTCTGAAATGTTCGCAGCTGAGCTCGAGGTCTTCTTGCAAACCAACGTTGAGTTGGTTATCAGTGACCAATTAACAAATGGTGACGGAACAGGTCAAAACCTTACCGGCTTACTTAATCTAAGCACACCGTACACCGCAACGGCATCTGCTATTCAAGACGCTTCAATTTACGATTTGATCGTGAAAATGCGCGAGGACATTACTGTTCCTTACGGGAGCAAGTTTAGCCCTAATATGATTTCGGCAAACACAAACACCATCAACCGAATGAAGCTGAAAAAGGATGCAAACGATAACTACATCATGCCGCCTTTTGTTAGCCGTGACGGGCAGGTAATTGATCAAATGACCGTGCTTGAAAACAACGACATGGCTAACAATGAAATTGTTGTAGGCGACAGCCGTTTCATGCGTATCTACGAAAAGACGGGTATTGTAATTTCTCGCGGTCAAATCGACGCAAACTTTATCGAGGACACCATGATGATCAAGGCGCGCAAACGAATGCTTTTCCTCATCCGAAATTGTGACCAGAAAGGCTTTTTGCATTGTGATGACATTGACGCTGCATTGTTAATTTTAGCATCATAACACCATGGCTAAGACAGTTAAATTCTTAAAAGACTTTGCGGGGTATAAAAAGGGCGACGTTTCGCCTCGTATTGATCACTCGGCAGCGACAAGCCTTAAAGCAAGGGGTATCGTTGAGTTTTTGGATGAAGAACTCAGGGCAGAGTTAACCCCTGAATCAGTACTTGGGATGAAAATTGCAGACCTCGAGAAGTTGGCTAACGAAAAAGGAATTGACTTGTCCGGTGATAAAACCGAAAAGCAAAACCAATTTTTAGCGGCTTACTTTCCGGACTACGAACGAAAAGCAGATTAACCCGAAATGACCAACATAATAACAAGTTTCGATTTTAAAGATCGTTTTGAGATTGCTCAGAAGATTGGCGACACCGCTAAACTGACAAGCTACATCACAACGTATCAAGATAACTACTTAAGGAAGTTGCTTGGGATCGAATTGTTTGATGCTTGGTCAGCTGACATTGATGCGTCCCCTTACGATCAGATTACCGATCCATTTACAGTTGTGATAGGATGCGAGCAATTCGAGAGTAAAGGGGTGCATGAAATGTTGAAAGGGTTGATCTACTACAACTATCAAAAGGATGCGCTTTTAGTGGCTACTGCATCGGGAAATAGAGAGGTTCAAACTTCTAACACAAAACCGATAAGCCCGATTTTCATCAGGGATAGATACAACGAGGCAATCGATACATACAAGGCTATTCAAGCCTATTGCATGGATAAAGCCGATTTGTTCCCTGAGTTTAAAGGTCTTGACCTTGGTTACATGATTTTTTGACCATGATAGTAAACGCAGCGAATACGATAAGTGAATTGGTCACAATGATGAATAAAACAGTGAAGGTGGCTTCAATTGTTGACAACATCGCAACGGCTGATTTAACCATTTGCGGGTCATTAAAATGGCTCACTGTTGGCAGTCGTTTGTATCATGGATTATCAGGCAGGGATCAGGTTTTCGGTTTAGTTACCTCGATATTTGGTCAGGTTGTTTCGGTTGATAAATCAGCCGTATTTGACTGGACGAACTACCTACCTGAGATAATGACTAATTATCAGTCGGGCACTAAGAATGTGGTGACAGATGAATGGGATAAACGGGGTAGTTTATGGTCAAACAAGCTCCCAATCATCATCTTAGCCACTCCAACACCACAATCTAAGCCGTTCGCGGGGAGCAGCGTTGAAACTGAAATGCAGTGCCTTATGTACTTCCTGAATCAAGTGGATTACAACTTAGTAACAGAAGAACACATTAACACCGTTATTGTCCCGCCAATCATGGCAATGGTTCAAGAGTTCAAAACAACAGTTGAGCGCACTCCATGGGTCAACGGATCAGTAGTTAGTTATGAGGACACCACGCTCACGAGATTCAGTGAGTATGATAAAAACGGTGAGCAAAAAGCCATCATTGACAGTAACCTCGGAGGCATCCAAACACGGTTTTCCCTTGCCGTTTTTAAAAGAGGGGATGAATGTATTATTTGTTAACAAACTAAAAAAATAGAAAAAATGGCAGAACAAATTTGTTTAGACGATCATTGCCAGCGGCAAAATTTAGGGATTCCGGATTGCGTTTCGTTTATGAAAAAAATGCACGGTTTTGCAATCGTGCCAAGTTCTTTTCGTGTTCCAGTTAACGCGATTTACCGAACCACATTCGCTTCAGGATACCTATCGAATGATCCTGAAACTAGAATCTACGCGCTCCCAACACTTCAAAACATTATGATTGACGGGGTAGCCTCTACGTTCGTTGAAAATGATGCTGGTTATCGGTACAAAACCCGTACAAATCCCATGATGGTTACGGCTGAATTTTGGGAACGCGAAGCACAATTCGGGCTTTTTGGTCAAATCCACAACTTGCAATGTAACGATTGGTCAATTATCGGTTTTGACATCAACAATCAAGCGGTGGGTCAGAAATTCGCTACCGTTGACGCATTCGGTAACGTCACTTACGAATGGGGCGGAATCCCTATCAACTCACGCGGAACTGACGGATTATTTTCGTTCGCGAACAGTGCAGCAACCGGAAAAATTGCGATTGAAATCCAATTTGGACAGACAGCGAAACCGGAGGACTTCTACATCGTAAATGGAAATAATCTTCATGCTTCTGTTTCAGATTCTACACCGGTGGTGTTTGACTTCATTAACCCCCCTAAAATCGTACACTGTAACCTGAATGTTAATGGAAGTGACTCCGTTTCAGCTACCGTTGTCGTGAACACAATTCACCGCCAAGGGGCAATCACACCGTTTGACAATCAAGGCGATGTTATCGGGCTTGATGCCATCGCTCGTTGGAATTGGGAAAACCATAGCAACCTGTCTATTCCGACAGGCGGACCCCAAGGTGTTACTTCATCAACCACCGGAGTTTACGACATTGCTATTGATATAGCGGATGATTGGGATACAGGTGACTTGATTACTTTGAATCTTACCATTGATTCATCACAGGCGGTTAACTACCTTGGTAGTGTTACTTTTAATGTTGAACCTTAATTCGTAAATCATGGAAAGTTTAGAAACAGTAAAAGTAGGGAATTTTGAAGTGCGTAAAGACGCGCTGAAAGGTATAACGCTGGAAGAGGCGAAAGCAAAGTTTCCACGGTTGAAACTGGATGACAAAGTGATCACCAAAGCGTGGGAACTCTGCAACCCAAAGAAACCAACGGTTGAAGCAAAACCAAAGGCAGAACCCGTAGAAGGAAAGTAAAAAACAACTCTAACAACAAACAATTAAGGGGAACGGTAGTCAATGCCCTTCCCCTTTTTTAATACGCCGGATATGCCGTTTATAAATACACGTTTGGCAATGATCGCTAAAAGAGGAGCGACACTTCTTAATGAGGAGTTAATGTGGTTTGAGGCGTTTGATCAGGCAACAAAACAGGACATCGTAAAGTGGATCAGAAAACGGCTAATTACAACAGGAGAAGATGGCAACGGAAATGTTATAGGTTATTATTCATATTATACTGATTGGCTGACAAACGGTCACAAAAAAGCCGGAACACCTTACACCTTATTCGACACCGGAGACTTTCAAAGGTCAATAATTGTTTTAGTTTTCCGTGATGAAATATTCATCAAAGCGGACGGCAATAAAAGGGAAGTTAACCTATTCGACAAATACGGCAAAGACATCATATCATTGAATCAAAAGGAACTAAATGAACTCAGGAAGCGAATCAAAAACAGATACATTGACATCATCAGTAAAACGCTATTTGTCGGTGCGTGATTGCACCTTGTTTGCATGGGATATGATGAGCAAGGGTAATTACCAATATGCGCGCATGAAGGCAACCGAAAGCGATGAGCCGAATGAAGAGGACATGCATGCATGGAAAGAAATTCAGGATAGCTATATTGATGAATTTGGGCTGTCTGAGAGTTATCAAAGAATCCTGGGATTAAGGATTCAATTAGCCCGGATTCAAAATGATTACATCCTTTCATCAAGTCGAAAACACATTGAAATTGAAGGTGAATGGGTTGAGGTGATCAGTCGTGACGAATCATTAACTCCGATAATCAACGAGTTGCAAAAGCAGATTGAAGATGAGTTAAACAGCAATAAAGGAGTGGCTTTAATTGACCTGAAACGGCACATCGACAAAGCACAGGGATTCCATGTAAATCCAAAAGAAATAACCGTTTACGACTATAAGAGTATCTTAAACGACATTGAACAACAACATAAAGCATCAGCATAATGGCAGCAGAAGGTAAGGCAATAAAAGGGAGTGAAGTAGTTGAATCAGGCTTTCTAAACCCAGCTATAAAGCAATTTGATGATCTAATCGAACGGCTTCACGAATCTGATAAGTTGATGGCTAAAGTTGCCGAAACGAGCCGGAAAATGCTTAATAAGCCCATGTCAACAAGCACAGCAAAAGAACTGGCCGCGACTGAAAAGGCGATCAATGACGTAAATAAAGCATATCTCGAAGCTCAGTCAATTCAAGCCCGTGAAATTGAAATTCAAACGAGGCTTGCGAAGGCTCAAAGATTAAGTACAGATGAAACAGAACGGCAAGCTAAAAGCATTAAGAACCAAAGCAATGCGTATAAAGAACTTTCCGACAGGACAAGGGATTTGAAAAATGAAAGTAAGCGTTTGGGGGCTGAAATGATAGCATTAGAAGAATCAGGAAAAGGGGCTACAACTGAGTATAAGAAACTTGAACGGCAGTACAAAGAAACAACGAGAGAAGCATCAAAACTGGATAAACAACTAAAGAAACTGGATAGCAATGTAGGTGATAATTTCCGTAAAGTGGGGATGTACGAAAAGGCATTAAGCGGACTTCGTGGAATGGTTGTTCGTGTGGCGGCTGCATTTGGATTAATGGAAACGATTCGATTTGTAGCAGGCCGCGAGGTTCAATTACAAAGGCTTCAATTGGCACTGAAAAACGTAACAGATAGCACCAACCAATATAATAAAGCAATTCGATATACCCGTGAATTATCAGATAAATACGGGCAGGATTTGCTTGTTATAACTGACACATACAAATCGTTTATTGCCTCGTCAAAAACAAGTGGACTGGCACTTGGCGGCTTGAATAAGATATACGAAAGCGTTATCAAATCGTCTTCTGCACTTGGATTGTCAACAGATCAAACGCAAGGGGCTTTACTTTCTATTAACCAAATGTTTTCAAAAGGAACTGTACAGGCAGAGGAATTAAGGGGGCAGCTTGCAGAACGCTTACCTCAAGCATTTGATTTAATGGCTAAAGGTCTTGGAGTTACAACTCGTGAATTAAACAAAATGCTTCAAAAAGGCGAGGTTTTAGCCGTGGATGCGCTGCCAAAACTTGCCGAACAACTTGAAAAAACATACGGGGCAAGCGCACAAAAGAATATTGAAACAGTTGGCGGGGCGTGGAATCGTTTAAAAAATGTGATTTCAGAAAGTGTAAATGATTTCAATAATGCAAACGGAATCACTCAAAAATTAGCATCAGGAATTAATTTTTTAGCCGACAATTTCACCACAATCATAAAATCAGTTTATGAATTAGGGAAGGCTTTTTTAATTTATAAAGGTGTTCAGGCTACGCTTAAACTTCGTGAAAATTACGATTTATGGCGGAAATACGGACAGGCAGTCAAAGAAAGTGGCGAAGCAACAGGGGAAGCAGCTAAAAAAGGAAAGGCGTTTGGAAACGCTTTAAAAGGGATAGGCATCACTTTACTGATAACCGCCTTGACTGAATTAGCATTAAAGTTTTGGGATGTCGCAAGTGGAGCAGAGGCAGCAAGAGAGCAACACGAAGCCCTTCAAAAATCAATAAATGAGGGCACTGAATACGGGAGTAAATATGTAAAAGTATTAATCGAAGCTCTTGAAGCAGAAAAACAGCAATTGGAACTCGCAAAGTCAAAAGGCAAAATAAGTCAGACCGAATATGATAAGGAAATTAAGCGGCTAAACAACCTTGCTAAAGTAAAGCTGCAATTTCAAATTCAGGAATATCAGAATGATTATAAAATAGCCAAACAAAGAGCGCAACAAGCGGCATCCGAAATAAAAGCACTTCGTGAACAAGGTATATCTGACAATAACGACTTGATTACACGAAGGTTTGCGCGTATTGACGTTGCCAAACGAAGCATGGCAGAAAGTCAGGCTATTATTAATGAATTACGACAAACTTATAAAGACATTGATTCAGATATTATAAGGAATCAAATCCAAATTAATGAGAACACGAAAAATCAAAGGGATATTATTCGTCAAGTAAACACAGAAATTGAATCCGTTCATTTGAATTTAGAAAACATTGCTGATTTACAAGGGGCAAGAAAAAGACTTCAATTTGATGAACAAGTGAGAGCGGCAAAGGATGCTGTTGATGCTGAAATGACGGAACAGTTGCGCCTTGCTTCTGAAACAGGACAGATAAAAACGGACTTATTGGATGAATTGATTAATAAGGAGCAAGACATGAAGCGAAAAGCGCGTGAACAGCAATTTATTGATGATGTTGCTTCCGAGAAAAGGAAGGCTGATGAAGATTTTACGAACGCGAAAAAAGAACTGAAGGAGAAGCGTGATGAACAATTAAAGCAAGGGGAATTAACTGTAAGTGAGCAAAGGCAGTTAAAGCGTCTTGAAATAAAAGAAAAAAAAACCATGGAGGATTTAGCTCGAATTGAAGAGTTAAAGCAATCCAAATTAACAGCAAAAGATCGCGAAGAAATAGAAAAAAAATATCAGATTGAACTTGAAAAACTCAACGAAGAAAGAGTAAGGCAGTCTGAAATCACAGGTAACAAAATTGCCATACTCGAACTTGAAAAAAACAAGGATTTATCCGAATTGGATCAACAGCGTTTAGATGATTTGAGAAGCAGAAACAACGAATTAATTGATGCTCAGATTGACTATTACGAGAAGAAAAACGAACTGGATAAAAAAGACAAAGACAAACAAAAAGAACTTTGGAAACAGGTAGGGGATTTGGCTAAAACGGGAATGAAAGTGATCTTAGATGAGCGCATTCGGGTAAATGAACGTTTAATTCAAATGTATGAAGATGAGCGCAACGCGGCTCAAAACAATTTCAATTACCTTCAAAAACTGGCTGAAAACGGGAATATAAAAGCGGATGAATCATTAGCAGATCAACAAGCTAAAATTGATGCGGCCACGGAGAAAAAAATAGCCGCTCAAAAGCGAATCGAACGATTAAAGCAAGTTGAAACAGCGTACAATATTGCGCTGAAAAACATTGAAACCATTTCACCACCATCCAAAGCCATCGCTAAAACAGGCGTTGACATTGCGACTTTACAAGCGTTAATGGCTGGCGTTCGCGGATTTCATTCGGGAACAAATACCACGGTAGCGGATGCCTTCGGAAATCCTTTGATTCCCGGAACAGATGGATACCTGATAAGAGCGCATGGTAACGAGAAGATACTTGACCCTACCAATTCACAGAAAACAGGAGGCATGACCACGGATCAGATCGCGGATGTCAGCTACAAATGGAGAACAGGGCAATTAGTTGATGAAAAGCCAGTTTACACCATGAAGCAGGTGGATAATACCCAACACCTGATAGAAACTAATCGCAAGTTAGAGCAATTGACAAGGGTTATCGAAAACAAACCTGAATACGGATTTGGAATTGATGAAGTGGTAAGAGAGGGTTTTACGCTTGTTTCGCGGGTAAAACAAGGCAATCTGACCCAAACCAAACGCGATAAATTCCTACTACCATGATCAGAATAGCCACAGATGACGGGTTTAATTTCCCGATATCCAACAATCGAAGCCTATCATTTAAGAGTGTGTTTCCTGACGATGTTACAGCGGGTCAAACAGCAAGCGAGGTAAGTGTTCAGGAGATAGACGTAACTGAATTGATTGTACGTAATGAAGGGCGTGAATACATCATGCAGCACATAGCTAATTTCAGCCCTGCGTACGGGATAAAAGTGAATGTGATAAGTGGTAACACGTCGTTACCTTATTACA